CGTATTCCCAAGTCGCTGCGACCGCGCTTGGCTTCCAGAACTCATACGTCAGGCTGTTAAGCGGTGCGTTAGCAAAGAAGCCCGTGGCCGTGGTTGATGCCGTTGCAGTGCCACCCGCAAGCCAATTAAGGCTGTGCGCGATCCTTGCGTTGGTCAAAGGCTCGTCACTGCTTGGCAACGTGTAACCTGTTTGGAATATAACCGTCATACGAGCCTCACGATTGCGCCGTCTTCTACTGCTTCATTGATTGAGTTAATCAAGCCGATTACTTGATCGCGCCCAAACATATCGCCGCCTTGAAGTGATATTGCCACATTTGTTGGCGATCCGCCACCTGTTCCACCACCAGCCGCAGCAGATGGTATAGAGGGAGACGCCGCAGCCGCACCGCCGCCACCGCCACCGCCTGATGATACGCCCTTGATTGCAGACACCATGCCAAGACCAGCGCCCAAGACTGCAACAGCCGCAGGAATACGCGCAAAAAGTGGCAGCCCTGGCGTCTTTAACACCTCAGTATATGCTTGGTAACTGTTGATAAGAGATTGCGCCGCGCCAAATACCTTGGCAATGCGCAACATCTTTTCAGACCCGCCCTGCATTGAGTTTGCCATATCGCCGAAGAACGTCTTGGCCTGCTCTAGCCCGTCTCCGTTGTACCCCTGCCGCAGTCCTGCAAGCCGCTCTTGATACTGAGCCTCAAGCCGCAGCTTGGCCTCGCTATGCCCGCCCAATGCCGCAAGCTCGTCCGCGTTGGCACTGGCAAGGGTTTGCAGCCCTGCCGCGCGCCATTCCTCAAGGACTTCATTTTCTGTTTGCAGGCTTTCCATAAGCGCCGCGATTGCGGGGTCGCGTTCTTGTCCACCGCCGCCGCCACCGCCGCCTGTTGCTGTGCGCGTGCTGCGGCCCGCTGATGCCTGAGCCGCTGCAATAATGTCAGCCGGTGACTGATATCCTTGTTCGTTTGTAAAGTCATTGCCAAAGCTGCGCGGATCGCCCCCGCGCCCGCTGTACGTCAAGGATGATTGCTGGTTGACCTCGTTAATCAAGGCTAATGCAGCCGCCATTTCTTCCTTGAGCAAAGTTGCGGCATCAGTTGCAGGGGCAAGGTTTGGCGCAATTTCAGAAACCGCATCAACCAACTGATCCGCAATCGCACGCGCCCCGTCTGTCTCCCGCGACAAGTCAATCATTTCGTCAAGCGCCTTGGAAAACTCAGGCGGCAACTTACTGGCATCAACGCCAAACTCGCGCATCAAACGGCTCAGGCCCTCAAGCGCTACTTGCTGCGCCTCAAACCCTTCAGCAGTGTACAATTCTTGAAGCGCGGCCTCTAACGCAATTGACTCTGTGCGATTTGTGCCAAACGCCTCAGTGATGCGGCCAATTGTGCTTTCAAACCGCCCTCCGCTTTCTGAAGAGGTTATAAATTGCGTAGATACTTCCTTGAGCATTTCCGCTTGGCCAGCAAAGGCCGCCGTAGCTGCTGCAATCTGAATGCCCGCCTGCAACGCCGCAAGCTCTCGCACACGTTCCGACGCGCCCGCGTATTCGTCCGATAGTTCCGACACACTCATTTTTAGAATGTCCAGCGTGGCTGTCAGAGAGTCAGACAATTCCTCAAGCGCTTCCATGCGTTCTTCTAGGGTAACGCTTGCCGTCCTCATCGCGTTCATGGCCAACGCGACAGCCGGGATACCAAGCGCGACACCAACACCGATTGCAGCACCTACCGCACCAAATCCACCCGCAAGCTGCGGCAACTGTTGAGACAGTGCCGTGGTCGCGCTTGTGCCCATTTGAAGCTGGACGATAATATCTTGAAGCTGAAATGAGGTGTTTTGTATTTGTCCGCGTGTCGTTCTGGAAACGCTGCCTAGACGCCCCATCGCGCCGGATGTCCTAGTAGCCGCAACCGCTGCCCCAGCAGATGTCCGTGTCACTTGGGCCGTCGCACCGACAAGACGTGCGGCAGATGCAGCAGCCGCGTCAAACTCCCGATCTACCTTTGCGACTTCCCGTGCATAGTTCTTTTGAGTAATGGAACCCTTGGCAAGCGCCGCGTTTAACGCCGTCATTTTTTGGGCGGCCTGAGTGGTCGCTAATGCAAGTTCCTTTTCAGACTTGATTACCCGGTCAATGCTTATTTCTGCATTGGTCGTATCTGCCGTTATTTTGACTTTTATCTCAGGCAGTGCCATTGTTATTCCTCAAACAGTTCTAGCATTTCATCAACGACAGACTCAGTTAGCTTGCCCGCAAATCGTCCCGCGCGTGTGGAGTTGTTGAAGTCGTATTCGCAAAACCATTCCGCCATTGTCATTTCCCAGAACTCGGCAGGCTGGATGCCCCATTGCCGCGCAGTGAGGTACATAACGTCCCAATTTATGCCCCCAACCTGCGCGGTGCCTAAAGCTACTCGACGGGGGGCTTTGGCTTTTTTCCCTTTTCCACCTTTGGCGCGGGGCTGATGGCGTCAATACAGTTGATGTAAAGCGACAACGCTTCCTTTTTGGCGTCCATCATTTGCATAAAAATCTCGTCGTCATCAACCTTAGCGCCGCCGAACGTCATGACCTTAGCCACAAGCCAAGCCATGAAGCCAAACTGAGGCGATCCAGACTGCGCCGCGTGGATCAACTGCATGATGCACACTGGGCCGTCGCCGTCGCCGCGCTCAATGGACCTGATAAGCCGCATGGACGGGGTAAACGTGTATGTCTCCCCGTCCCATTCGATATCAACCTCACGAAATACTCCGGCCATTATGCTACCGTAATCGCGCCGGAGGCTGTCAGTTCGCAAGTGAACGTGACAGGATCGGTGCCCTCTGCGCCGCTCTCTTGGTAGCTGGATATAAAGAACCCGCCCGCCGCCGTGATTTCAGACACGCCGCCAACAAAGATTGCCAACTGATGCAACGCGCTGCCAGTGCCAGCACCGAAAGCCAAGTCCTTAAGGATCGTGTCTTTGACAACGCCTTCAATCGACATAGACAACGCCTTTGTGCCGATATCATTAAGCAACGTCTGCACGCCCACATCGCCCTTGTCAGTGATGTTGATTGGCTCGTTGGAAATCGTGAAGCTGTCAGTGCGAGCCCCTGCAATAATGTCCATTCCGCCGCCGTCGTCATAGCGGATGGTTAATAGTCGGCCTGCTGTTGCTGCCATTGGTCTTACTCCTGTTTAAAAGTCATCATAAACCACACGAAACGTCATCGCTGTGTGGATGGTTTTGCCGTCTGGATCATCAAATTCAACTTTATTCTCGAACCCGACCGCAATGGTGTTTGCGCCCGCTATAACAAGATCGAACTTATGCAAGGCGTTGTATATCTCATCAGCAATTGCCAACCGTACAAGGTCGGACTGCGTGCGTGTGTACGCGTGAACGTCAACCAATGCAGACGCGCCGTCGCTTGACTTGGTGTCAAACGGGGCAAGGCTTGCTTGATTGAATACGATATAAGGAAATGCGGCATTGTCGCCAGAGTTAACGGCTTGAGGTACGCGCGAATAAACGCCGACGACCTTTGATGTAAGCGCAGTAAAGCCCGCAAGCCGCGTGTAGATTGCTTGATGAAGGGCCGCGCTATCCATTTGGCTTTCCGTCTAAGGGATGTGAACAGTCTCACGACGTTCTGTTATTTGCAAAGTCTTAGCATGTTTCTGCAAACTTGCAAAGGTGTTTAATCCAGCGCCATGCCCAGCGCGCGTAACAGACGGTTGCGAAACTTGGGCGTCATAGCCTCGACAGCAGGACGCCAGACGGGACGGGGGGCCATGCGTGTCGTCCCATACTCAAGATAGGCTGCATATATCAACGCGCTGCCAACCGTCACCGATACGGGGCTGACCTGCTCAAAGGTGATGCTGTTTGCAAGGCGGCCCGTGTCTGTTGCTGGTGCTTGACCCGGGGCGGATGCTGTATGAGTGACGCCGCGCCGCTGATACGTGCGGCCCGTGGCTGGCCCGCGCTGGATGCGCTTAACAACATCGCCGCGCAACTCAAGGCCCGTCGCTGTCACCGCGTCCGCAACAGCCGCCTGCATATCCTTGGACGCAGCGCGCAACGCCGCCGCCAATTCCTTGCCGCCCTCCAAGGTTATCGTGGTCACACCGCGACCCCAACTTCAGCCGTGATGTAGAGCCACTTGTCAGCCATTTCCATGTTGTCAATAAACCGGATGTTGTACGCCAGCCCACGGATCACGACACGATCCTTTGTCGTTAGGCTGGAGTTATACCGCACAACGATCTTATGCGTGGACGATGCCTCGACGCGGTCAGAGTGCCAGCGTTCGCCCCCTGACATAGCCTTGACGTGCCCGCGCGTGGGTGTGGCAGGGATTGCCGCCCATGCCTCAGTGAAGCCCCCAGCGCCGTCCGTCGTGCCTGTCAGGCGTTGGAATGCAACGGCCTCTTTGAGCATTCCTGATTTCATATCGCAGCATTTCATCAGATGCCCTTTGCCGTGTAAATATCCACCATGCCGCGCGCGCCACTCATGGCATAGGCGTCAACAGTAGAACACCCGTCGCCTCGGTTCTCGTACAGACTTGCCGCCATCAACAAAATACCTTGCTTGATCGGAGCAGGTACGTCACCGGCCGCGCTGCCATATCCCGCCACGTAGTCAATGACGATCGCGTTTGTCTCACGCAGCGCAATCGGCCATGTCTGCCCAAACCGCAATGCGATCCGACCAGGCGTGCGATACGTGTCTACGTTAAACACATCGGCAACAGTGACAGCCGTTGCGTTGTCGCCCGTGTCAAACGTCGTAACGCTGGTAATTGATTGCAGCGGATACCGTGGCAACGGCACATCGGAATAGGACTGCGGCCCGTACAATTCAGTCCGCGACCCTTGCCGCACGCCGTCCCACCACTTCTCACGACCCGAAGGCCAGCGATCCAGCGCCAGCTTCCATGTCTGCGTGATAATTGCGAGGTTGTTGATTTCCTCAATATACGCGCGCGCCGTCGCGATCCACCCTTCGGCCTCTGTATTGCTCATGCCCTCATCACGAATTTGGTCCCTAAACTCGGCACCGGTAACGGGCTCAATTGCGGGCTGCGTGACAATGACAGACCCGCGTGCGTTTGTTAGCTGGACAGGGCTGCGAAGGCTCATTTGCGTTTACCTTTTTGGCGCATGACCGGCGCGTCCTTGGTTTCCGTTGGCGCGAAAACCTTAGTCTCAGACCGTGGGTCAAAGTCTGCACTGGCCATGCCTGCATCAAGCGCCCACTCGGCAACCTTGCCTTCAACCGCCTCGCCAAATGGGTAATGCTCAACCGTGTGACCCAATGGCGCGCAGTTGTATCCGGCTGCATTGGTGATTTTTGCCTTAATCATGCGATGTCTCCTAGTATTGTGATATCAATGTATGTTGAATTTGGAAACGTTTCGACTGTGCCGTCGGAATACGTCACCTCAAACTCCCCTATAAAATCGCCGGTCGCTGCGGTTTCAGATGCCTTGAACGGATAGCGCAGCACGCCCGTTGTCGCGTTTACAATCGTCACAGCCTGCCGGTTCACAACCACAGCCCCGCCCCGCACCTTCATATTGAACACAACAGTCGCCCCCGTCATCACGGTAACGGGTGTGACCGTGTATTCGAGTCCAGGGCTTGTGTCGTTTTGCTTTATATTAAAGTCAGCCATGTGAAGCCGTACCCCCGTTCGATTTTAAGGTGACGATACCAGAGTTTTTTTGCGTTGTCACTAAGCCGCTGTTTGTGCTTGCGGCAGGGCTTGCCCATCGCCTAGCTGAATCCCCTTCAATCGCCCCGATGATCTGGACGAACGATTGCGCTTCGATGTTGACGGTTCTGCCTATGGACAGGCTACCAATGGCCGCCATCATGCTGGCAGATGATGCGTTAAAAGTCCGGTTGATACTTAGGGTTGAAGTCGCTGTGACCGTTGATGTGCTTGCAATAGAAGCCGCACGAGAAATTTCAAGACTTGCCTGCGCTGACATGGTGGATGCGGATTGGACCGATGCGGACCTGGCGATCAAAACGGCACCATTAGCCGACATTGTTGACGCGCTTGCAATGGTTGCAGACCTGTTAAGGACAACCCCAATAGAGCCAGATTCTGCTAATGGTCCTGATGCGAGAGGGGAAAATCCTAGCATATCAGGCCCCGTTTATGCCAAACAGCGTGTCAAGGATTTCCGGCGTTACGTCATCAAGCCATGATCCAAGAGTCAACACAAACACGTTGTTGCGGTTAATTGTTGCCTCAGTCGCCCAATCTATTTGAACAGATATCGCTTGATCTGCTGGCAGGTAGCTTAGGAACGCGTCCATGCTTGCGGGCCAGTTGCCCCTTGAGGCTAATACCGCTTCATCTGCCGCGATAATATCAAGGCCAATAAGCCCCTTGCAAAACTCGCCCTTGCCGATGGACGTACCTGCGCGGATAGCCTCAATGGGCATATCTGAAATGGTCACAGTGCGCAGAACGCGGTCAGCCTCTACCGTGTCAACGCTGGTCGATGTAGTGCGTGCGGTTGTTGAGTTGTCCACCGTTACTACAACGATAGGAACAAGCTGTTCAAACCCGTACTGTTCATCCCCATATACACCAGCGGTAGGGGGTGAAACCGTGCTACCGTTTCCAAACGTCACGCGGCCCTTCCCCTCGTTATATTCGCTGATCACTTGACCGGCTTTAATGTGCGCAAGCATTTGTCGTTCCTTACTTTGTTATGAGTTGCCGTGTATATAAATAAGGTCTGAGATACTATCACAACTAATCAAGTTAGTGCCTGTGTATGCCAAGCCACTTGGTTGGGTTGAGGGTGACGCAAAGCTAGAAAGAATTGTAGACGAAACTCCGTCGTGAACATAAATTCGGTCCGTGTTTATGTCACAACTAATAAGATCCCCGCCTATGGTAGTTAAGCCTAATGGACGAGTGCTAGGAGCAGAGAAACTAGACGACACCGTAGACGTGACACCGCTGTGTATGTAAATAATACCACTGATAAGGTCACAGCTAATTAGATTTGTGCCGTCTGAGGCCAGGCCACTCGGATAACCAGCAGGTGAAGCAAAACTAGATGACACCGTAGACGTGTAACCGCTGTGTATGTAAATTCGGTCAGCATCGCGGTCGCAACTAATGAGATTCCCGCCTATGGTAGTTAAGCCCGAAGGTGCCGTTGAAGGTGAAGCGAAACTTGAAGACACAGTAGATGCGACGCCACTGTGAATGTAAATCAAATCCCCCTGTACATCACAGCTAAGGAGGTTAGCCCCATCATAAGCCAAGCCAAAAGGTCCATCTAACGGCGAAGCGAAGCTAGATAAAATTGTCCCGTTTGGAAGGCCACCACCCGCTGGAATATACCCGCTGTTGATCATCGGTAAAATCAAGGTCATTGCATTGCCAACACAACTAGCGACGAATACTCAGTCCCGCCAATGTCAGTGACTTGAATAGTGCAAGAGAACTTATGCGTGTCTGTAGTCGTGAACGGGTCACCAGCAACCTTTGTAAATCCGCTTGTCGTAATCGCACCCGCGCTGGCGTTGTTGATTATGAACAAGGACAGGTGCGTCACAGTGTCCGTTGCAGTCGCAGGGGGCGCAAGGGTGGACGCACCCCCGTTAGTAACCCATTTGGAGTTAGAACCCGTCGCTGTGGTGGGTGTGTATGTGCCTGTGGTTATCGTCCCATCAGGATCAATCGCAGACGTGTAAGCCGCTGTGAGGTTGGCTGTTTCGTCAGAAAGCAGGGCATCAGCAAGCCCAAGGTTAATCAGAGCAGATGGAAGGCTTAACAGGTCCGAAAGGTTGTTACCCCTGAGCAAGCAACCAGCCAAGCCGCTTGAGCTTCCGCCCTGCACGCCAATAGTGTATTCCCTAAACTCCGTTAGGGTCGTGCCGCCTGTGTTGGTTGCTGTTTCCCCAAGTATCCACCATCCAAAGAATGTGGCATTTCGCAGGCGTTCGTTTAGGACGTAATCTTCTATTAACAATCCAGCGCGGGCCAATACGATGTTGGCATAGTTGCCTTGGCCGTATTGTATCGCAAAGTTGCCGTTACTGAATCGGTAAAGCCTATGCGCAACAAAGGTGCCAGAACCCAAGGCCGTGATGCTGCCAGCGTTGTCCCAGAATTTGACAAGGTTTGTCTGGTCGCCAACAATC